AAATCATAGGACCAATCGCTTCGGATGATGGTATATATGTTGACGGTCCAGCGATAGGTCTTAAAGTTGGTAAAGAATATAGAACATATTATGTTGGAGAGTGGACAAGACCAATGCTCGTTCACTTAAGAATTGGAAAAGATGTTGCGTCTCTTGTCATTAATGGACAAGAAGTTATATCTTTAGGTTATGACAGAGAAACTATTTCTTTCCCAGAAATGTTAAACGAAAATCAAAAAAATCAGGACTGGATAGGATTTTATACACATGAAGATGTTTATCCAATAGAGATTGATTGTGTTGGAATTTACCCATACGTGGTTGCAACCGCTATGGCAAAAAGAAGATTTGTTTTTGGTCAAGGTGTAGAAATACCAGAAAACATTAATACATCATATAGCGGAACTTCCGTATTTATTGATTATGCTTTTGCAGATTATACTGCAAACTATTCTTATCCAAAGGTCGGATCTTGGCAACAAGCATTTAACGATAACACATCAATTGTTAATAAATCTTTATCTGTACCTTCTGGGCCTCTTCCAGAAATATTTTTGTCATCAAAAACAGAAGAAGAGTTGTTGTCAGATTGCAAGTTGGCACAGTCATCTGATACAGAAAACTTTTTTTCTTTTAGACCTAACTCAAACTGGGAGTCTGTTTCTGGGTATTTATTTTTTAAAAACTTTGATTTTTTAAAAACTCCAATATCTGCATTTTATGGTTGTATGAAAATACCAGAGTTATCTCCTACTACTCAGACACTTTTTAGAATTGAAAAAGAAAACACCAATAGTTATTTTGCAATAGAACTAATCAACAATCAAATATCATACTCTATAAATTATGATGGAGTCTTAGAAACGATATACTCTCCAACTATTGCAGAGCCTGGAGAATTGATTGATGTTGGGCTAAATATTCCAGCGTTTGTTTCTAGGTTTGGAAATCCAGCCTCAGATTTCTTTGGATCTTTATCAGATTTAAGACTATATGTAGGCGGTAAAAAAGACGAAACTTCTACATTTACGGGTAAAATTTATAAGATTGGCTTTTGTACAAAATACAACTTTCAAAAAATTAGGTCATTATTTAATGAGATAGGTGTTCCAGTTTGGAACGAAGATCTTTTTGCTGTGTATCAGAACAATCAGTTAATAAATATAGACGGTGGAGTAGACACAACATCAATGTCACCACATGGAGGAACAACAGATACGGCTAACGGCGCTATATCTGGAGGTGGTGTTTTTATATCTGATGAAGATTTTCTTATAGATCATGTGGCAAGTTATACTCTTTTGCCAGATGAAATTTTTGATACATACAGTTTAACAGTGTCTGCAAACGCATATTGGGAAGATCAAATTCCGCTAACATATTTTGCTGAATCAGTTTTAGATAAACGGGGGGATCAGTATTTTGACCTTGATTTTATACAGTTTAATATAGACTATCCAATACCATCAAAAACTATTGCAATAGAAACTGAACCAGTTGACTGGACATATGCAGAACTTGCTAATGAGTATGGTCTGCCAGTTCAAAGAACTTATGAGTCACTTGATAATTATTTATTTACTGGTTATAATGATTATGAAGATCTTAAAAACAAAATAGCAAAAGACTATAGGTATGACACAGATGGAGCAATAGTAAAAACTTATGTTACATTTCAGTATACAGAGTTGGGGGCAAATCAAACTTCTTTTTATTTTACAAAAACAGAAAGACCTTCTAGAAATGGAATTTTAATTCCTGGCTCAGACTGGATGACTACAAAGTATGAAGTTGTAGACAATATGATAATTTATCCACCAGTTGGTGTAGACTTTAACGATCTCTCTATAGTTACGCATATTGATATAAATGTTAAAAATTCATCAACTCACAATGTCAATATTAAAAAACTTTCTTACGCATCGCAGGCACTAAATGAATCAGACGCAAGTCCAATAGGAACTAGGTTTGGAACCCCTATATACCCATATACCAAAACTGGAATTTACTATAACTTTAAAAAGAATAATCCATTTTCTATATATACTGGATCATCTCCATATTTGTATCTTACAAAAACAAGTGGTATTCAAGTAAAGGGGCAGTACGATCCTATTGTTAATCGTGGACTTTCTATTCCTATGAATACAAGCAGAGCAAATAACTTTAAAGTAATAGCAATGCAAATGGCTGTTAGATTTGATGGAGACTACTTTCCATACGCACCAACTCAAATATTTGAAGTAGAAAGCAAAGGATCATATATAAAGTTTTACATGGTTGCAAATGACCCAAGTGGAAGAAGAGCAAAAATTTACGCAATTGATGCAAAGACTGGTTTAGTTCAAGACGGCATTGGGTTTTACTGGAACGGAAAGATTGTAAAAGAGCCAGTGCTAACTCTTCAAGAGTGGGGATTCTTAGGTATTAATTTTGCAGACAGTCTTGACTTTTCATTTTTTGAAGGGGCAACAAGATTGACTGGCCCACTAATGTTTAATAGTATTTCTTACTATCAATCAACAAACCTTCAAGAAGTCCAAAACATATCAGAAAGACCATGGTTTAGGGTAAAGGTTTTATCTGGTTTAGGTCTGGACTGGGAGTTCTGGAATGTTGGATCATTTAACTGGAATAAAGTTCTTGTGTTGGCTGAAACCAGTTATTATGGAGTAAACCCATCAGAGGTATACAAGAGTTATACTGGAACAAATAAATTAATTGTAGGAGACAACTTCCCATTGACAGTTGGAGATTATGCGTACTCTTTATATAATGACATTTCCTGGAATAAATTTACGGTTGATCCCGTTTAATATGGTATACTTGTGGATATGGATTCGTTAATAGACCCAAAAACTGGTCAACCAATTGTTAAAAATGTCAGACGTAGAGTCATTGAAAAAGATTATGACTGGGGTCTATACATTTATAAAAAGGCCAACGGAAGATATTTCTCAGATGGTCATGGTTCTGTCTTAAATATTCCTTCTATGCGAGGGGACATTTCAAAAATTTCAGAACTAAAGCAGGCAGCAATACACTACGGAGACCCAGGAGACGGAACTGTAGAATTTATTGCTGGCTCATCTCGTGTATCTGAAGAAGAGTATAGCGAGCAAGTAGACAGAATGAACTCTGGATTGCTTCCTAATCTAAACGATCTTGGAGCAGTTCAAGCAGCAAAAGATACAATAGCATTGTATGGAGACGAGGAGTAATTATGGAAGATAACGAAATTGTTATTGGGGCAAGCATTGATCGTGCAATCAGTAAAGACGAGCCATTCTTAAACTCAGATCCTTTTAAGGGTAATTGGGAAACACTAAAGACTCTAGACGGCCTAGACTCAAACTTTAAAAGACGCATAAGCAGATCTTCAACAAAGATGGTTGAACCAACAACGCAATACACAACTGCAGCACTTGCTGGAAAAAGCGGTATTGATGGAGCACAGTCAAAAGAAATAAACCCAGGCCTAGTATATGTAAACGGCTACGGAATGTTCGATGTTATTACACCACCATGGAACCTATATGAATTGGCAAACTATTACGACACTTCTTTTGCAAACCACGCAGCCATTGATGCAAAGGTAGAAAACATTGTCGGACTTGGCTATGAGTTTCATATCTCTCAAAGAACAATGCTTCGTTTAGAGTCTTCAGAAGACAATAGCGCTACACAAAAGGCAAGAAAAAGAATTGAAAGAACTAAGATTGAAGCAAGAGATTGGCTAGAGTCACTCAATGACGATGACTCTTTTACTGCAACTATGGAAAAGGTTTATACAGATCTTCAATCAACTGGAAACGGATATCTAGAAGTAGGAAGAACTACTCGTGGAGAGATTGGGTATGTCGGTCACATCCCAGCAACAACAATGAGAGTAAGAAGAATCAAAGACGGATATGTACAAATTATTGGAAATAAGATTGTTTACTTCCGTAATTTTGGAGCAAAGAATCCAAACCCACTAACAACAGATGCAAGACCAAACGAGATTATTCACTTTAAGCAATACTCACCTCTTAACACTTTCTACGGAGTACCAGACATTATGTCGGCCATCAACTCCCTGCATGGAGACTCGCTTGCTTCACAATATAATATTGACTACTTTGCAAATAAAGCAGTGCCAAGATACGTAGTAACACTAAAAGGTGCAAAACTTTCTGGAGACGCAGAAGATAAGATGTTCCGATTCTTGCAGACAAATCTCAGAGGGCAGTCACACAGAACGCTATATATTCCACTTCCAGGTGATAGCGAAAACAATAAAGTTGAATTTAAAATGGAACCCATCGAAGACGGTATACAAGACGGCTCATTTAAAGAGTATCGTAAGCAAAACCGTGATGACATCCTGGTAGCACATCAAGTGCCATTGTCTAAACTTGGAGGTGGCGATTCTGGATCTATTGCAGCAGCACTTGCACAGGATCGTACCTTTAAGGAGCAGGTTGCAAGGCCAGCACAAAGACAATTGGAAAAAATGATCAATAAGATCATTCGTGAAAAGACAGACATTGTTGAATTTGTATTTAACGAGTTAACCCTAACAGATGAAATCGCACAATCTCAAATCCTTGAGAGGTATGTAAAGAATCAGATCATGACTCCGAATGAAGCACGAGTTGCTCTTGACATGCCACAGCGAGAAGGTGGGGACGAAGTCTTACAACTTAAGCCAGAGGCTGCAGCAGAAGCAAGCACAACAAGGGCTAGGGATTCAGAGAGAACAAACAACAACTCTGACAGTTCTTCAACCGTTGCTGGACGAAATCCAAAGGGTGAAGGAAGAAAAACTCCCTGATGTCCGATATGTCCAGAATGTGATACTTGTGTAAAATGGAGGGTATAATATAGTGGTGAGCAATATATCTAAAGCCCATTGGAATTCAGATGGGGAAAATCTTCGTCTATCAATGCCTTTTAGTAAGGTCGACAAAGAACGACGCATCGTTTCAGGTTTTGCATCATTAGACAATCTAGACAAGCAGATGGATATCGTAACAGCAGAAGCATCTATGAACGCTTTTGCAAAGTTTAGAGGAAACATTCGTGAAATGCATCAACCACTTGCAGTTGGTAAGATGGTAAATTTTAAAGAAGATAAGTATTTTGATCCAGACTCAAAGAAATTTTACAGAGGCGTTTTTGTTTCAGCATATGTTTCAAAAGGTGCACAAGATACTTGGGAAAAAGTTCTAGACGGAACACTAACAGGTTTTTCTATTGGTGGACGAATGAACAAATGGGATGACGGATTTGATGAAAAGTCAGACTCACAAATTAGAATTATTAAAGACTACGACCTGATAGAGTTAAGCCTTGTAGATTCACCAGCAAATCAATTTGCCAATATAGTATCGGTTGAAAAAGTTGATGGTGTAGATATCGTAAAGGGAGACTTAACAGTTTTAGAAAATGTTTTTTACGACAAGGAAAACGGTATTGTAATATCATCTGAGAACGAATCAGAACTCAGCCCAGTCAGTGGAGAACAAATGGAAAATATAGGGTTCGTTGAAAAAACGGATAACGAAAAAACAGTAATGATAAAATTCTTAGTTGATAGTGCTAAAGGCATTAATACTTCTAAGATTAACAAGGAGGTACAACCTATGACAAAATCAAAAACACAAGTTGAAAAGACAGATGTAGTTGAAGATGTTGTGGTCGCTCCAGAGGCAGATGCATCAGTTGCAGAAGTTACTGAACAAGTTGCTAAGGCAGAAGAGGTTGAGGCAACAGAAGTTGCTAAGACCGATGAAGTTGTAGCAGAAGAGATTACTAAAGCAGAAGATGCTGAAGCAGTCGAAACAGTAGTTGAAGCAGTTGTAGAAGTATCTAAGTCAGAAGAGGTAGTTGCAGAAGCAGTTACCGAAATGAAAAATACTCTAGAATCAGCCTTTAGCGATCTAGTGTCAACAGTAAAGGCTTTGCAAGCAGAAGTAGAACTTCTTAAGTCTTCAAAGGTAGATGTTGATACAGTTAAGGATTCATTTGCAGCAGTTGCAAAAGATATTGCAGCAGTATCAAGTGAATTTAATGAATTTGGAAAACGAGTAGACGCTGTGGAAGCAGACACCGCATTCCGAAAGTCTGGAGATATCGGCGATATCTTTCAGAATCAATCTGAAACGGTTGAAAAATCCCTATGGGGCGGTAGTTTCCTCAAAACAGCCGATCTATTCAAATGAACAAATCACTAGGAGGTGACAATATGTCAGAAGAAATAATCAAAAACCAGCCAGGCGCTGAAGCAAATCTAGGAGGAGAAACTCCAGGTCTGTATCAGGGTCAAGGTGCTTTCGCATCAGGTGGTATTGGTGGAGTATCAAATCCAGGAGCAAACACTCTCGGAAACATTCCAACAGCAACACTTGGATCAACAAGCGGAGCAAATGCTGTTAACCCTAGTGGTTCAGCGGCTTCTGGAATTTTGCGCCCCGAGCAGGCACGTCGTTTTATCGACTATGTTTGGGACGCTACAGTATTAGCAAAGGATGGCCGTCGTGTAACAATGAAGGCTAATTCAATGGAACTTGAGAAGGTAAACGTCGGTGAGCGTGTAATTCGTGCAGCAGCGCAAGCAATTGGTACATACACAAACACAGGCGCAACATTCTCTAAGGTCGAACTTACTACCAAGAAGATTCGTCTTGATTGGGAAGTAACAGCAGAATCATTGGAAGATGGTGTAGAAGGTGACGCTCTAGAAGATCACTTAGTACGCTTGATGACCAACGCATTCGCAAATGATATCGAAGATCTCGCTATCAATGGTGATGGTTCAACAGGATCATTCTTGTCAATCATGCCAGGCTTTATTAAGAAGACCAAAGATGGTGGAGCACATGAGTCAGTAGTGACCGTAGCAGATAATGCTTGGACACCTGATGTAATGCAGGGCATCATCAATGCAATGCCACGTAAGTACCGTGCACTTAAGAACAATCTTAAGTTCTACGCAGGTACAGACGTATTCGGTGGAATCGTTAAGAATAACGGTACACTTGCTGATGCAGTTGCTGAAGCGTTTGCTGGACAAATTCCAGGATGCACACAAGCAAATCGTCAGAACTACCTTGATGGTATCGGACAGACATTCGGTGGAGCACGTACAACTCGTGTTCTCGGAATCGAAGTTCAGGAAGTTCCTTACTACCCAGCAGGATATGTCGACTTGACATTCCCAGCAAACCGTGTATGGGGATTCCAAAGAGACATCACTGTAAACCGTGAATACGTAGCAAAGAAGGACACGATTGAATACACAGTATTCGTTCGCTTCGGACTCCAGTTGGAAGAAGAAGACGCCATTGCATACGCAGATGCTGCTTCAGACGCATAGTCTGTAACCAGTAACCTTTAATGGGGGGCGGGAGTTCACTCTCCTGTCCCCCTTAATACTTTAGTGATATAATACAAACAAGGAGGATACAATGGAAAATAATAATAACGAAATGCGATCAATACATGAATTTGTAGAAGAGCCAGCACAAGCACCAGAGCCAGTACAGGAGCCAGCACAAGCACCAGAGCCAGTACAGGAGCCAGTACAAGCACCAGTAGTTGAGGCACCAGTTGTCGAAGAACCAGCAGTAGAAGAGCCAGTCCAGGCACTAGGATTTACTAAAACAGGAGCAATTGGTTCAATGGCAGCAGACGGCCCTAAGAAAACTGTTAAGGTAGATGGTCTTGGAGACAAGGTCGCTATTCACTCAACAAAAAGCGTTTATTGGTCAGAAGTCGGGTCTGTAACTAAAGGTTACAATATTGTAACAAAACAACAGGCAGACAAGTGGTTAACTCGCAAACATGTTAGAATTGCAGAACCAGAAGAAGTCAAGAAGGCTTTTGGTTTGTAAAAATGGAAATATTGAGGGTTCCGCCATACGCTAATATACCAGTTACTTATACAGTTCCTACATCTGTAGTGGACGAAGATGTAACTGTTACTGTTACCGATTTGGCGGACCTTTCAATTTCTACATTAGAATTTGATGAACTTTCAACGGGAGACACAGTAACAATAAACCTTCCTGGAAGATATGACTCTGACTATAGAGTAGAAGTTATTATTGACGGAGATATTGTTTCTGATACTACATACGAAATAGTCAGGCCGTACGTAAACCCAACTACAAAGGGAGATACAGCCTCAGACATTTCTGCCTATGCAGATAATGAAGAATTAGCAAGAGCAATTATTGATTCAATAGTTGGAGAAGGATTTTATTATAAGAAAAAGGTTTTAAATTTTACAGGAACTGGATCAGACTATTTGCCTATCTGGGATGATGTAAAAAAAGTTTTAACGGTATATGAAAATAACAAATTGGTTACAGACAGAGAATATGAAGTAACATCTGACAAGACAGCAATTGTTGAGAAATCAACGGACAATATTAATCGTGCAGAGTCAGCCCCACTAGTATTACCTGCAGCGTCTTCCGATTCATTAGATCCACAGTTTATTTATAGAGGATTTGGAAAAACTTGGGACTACAGAATAACCGTCGAATACGGACACACATCTGTTCCATCAGATATTGTTAAGGCAACAGAGATGCTTGTTCACGATATAGAATGCGGGAAGTTAGATTATTACAAGAGATTTATTTCTTCATACAACACAGATCAATATAGAATTCAATTTGATAAAGGTTTATTCGAAGGAACAGGAAATATACTTGTAGACAAGATACTCTCGAAGTATACTAAGTCTATTACAAAACTTGGGGTGTTGTAATGACTGTTTGTGAAACTCCAGACTTTATGTTTCCAATGCAAGCCTCTCTATATCATCCAATTGTTGAGCAAGGCGACTTTGGAGCAATTAAAAAACAATGGGTTTTAGATAGAACCTTTGCTTGCAGTTTTTCATCAGGAGGCTCAGCATTTAAAGAAGAAGTAAAGCCAAATGTAAACATTACTCAGAATAGCATTTTAGTTGGAAGGACAAAGTCAGACATTAGAATATCTTCTAGAGACAACAAGAATTCTTTAACTAATATACTCATAACAGATGTAAAAGATCAAGAAGGAAACTTAGTTTATCTAGAAACCTCTGGTCCAAGATCTGGGAAGGGAACGCTATTTGAGATAGCCACCTACGAGCCTTTTGTAGGACCATTTGGAGTAGTAGAATCTTATAAGTTGATTATCAGAAGATCAGAAAATCAAACAGGTGACGTATGAGAACAGTATTTAATTCTATGCAATTTAAAAAAGATATGAACAATATTGTTGATTACTCTGTTGGATTTTTAGAGGGTATTCATAGAGGAAAAACTGTATTCTTAAAAACACTAGGACTAGAAACAGTAGAACTTATGAAAGAGTTTATAGACTCAAACGCAAGGGTAAACCCAGAAATGCTGCACCATATTTACGAATGGCATCAAACAGGAAGCCCCAGTGCAAGACTATACGACATATCATATACCACCAGCCAATTAGGATTATCTTTTAAATCATCTTTTAGTCAGTCTACATCAATTAAGAATGGATCAAGAACTCCGTTTTATGACAAGGCAAGAATTATGGAAGAAGGAATTCCAGTTACAATTAGGCCAAGGCTTGCTCAGGCTTTAGCGTTTGAAGATAATGGAGAAATGGTGTTTACAAAAAATGAAGTTAGAGTTGACAATCCTGGAGGAACTGCAGTAGAAGGTGGTTTTGAAAAAGTGTTTGATATGTTCTTTAATAGATATTTTTCTCAAGCATTCTTAAGGGTTAGTGGAGTTGCCAAGTATCTTGAAAATCCAATAGTGTACAAAAAAGATATGGCAGCAGGGAAAAGAATGGGCAGATCAAAAGGAATTTCAACAGGCTATCGCTGGATTGCTAACGCAGGAGTAGGTGCATAATGTCAGTAGTCATCGATCATCCACCATCATTTATCAACGCATTTTTACAGCAAAAACTTGGTCCAGACTTTGGCGCTATCCCAATGTTTCCAACAATGCCAACCGATATGGCAGGATTGGCTCAAGAATTTTCTATTGACAATCTAACAGAGGGAACTCCAGGAGTGTTTGTGTTTAATGGCAATGCTGCAATATACGATAGAATGTTTAAAATGAGAAGAATGCCATTCCCTCACATCAAATGTGAACAACTACTTTATTATTTTAATGCTTTAGAAGAAAATGCTGTGCCAAACCTAATAAGAATAACTCAGAAAATTCAAGACTTTCTTGATAGAGGGGATGAGTCAGCAGAAGACCTAAATGCTTGGATTCTGTCTACTCTAGAGGTTGAAATAGAAACTGAAACCCTTAGACCAGTTGCGACCATTCCTGGACACGGAACATTCTATGTGCCTTACTTTCATAACTTTAAGATATATCAGTTGGAAGAAACCAGGGACATTATAGACTTTGGTACAGCCCGTACTTATGCGGGGAATAAAATGATCATCGATTACGACTGGCATGCTGTATACCCAGACCTAAATAACCCATAATAAAAAGGCAGTATAATTAGGATGAGGAAACAAGCCCTTTTTTAATAAAATGAAAGAGGTGAGAAAATATGGCATACAGCCGTGGTTCAAGTAGTAACATCATCGTAGGTGCAGCAGCACTATTTACGCATGATGCAGGTCCAATCGGACTTGACAACGCAGGAAAGATTACTGATACCCAAGCAGGTACAGATCTACCAGCATTCACCGCATCCGCAACATCTTATAAGGATACTGTAGATGCAGATGAAGCATACACAAACGTAGGCTACACATCAAACGGTTTGGAACTCGCATTCCAACCTGATTTCGGTGAGGTAGCAGTAGATCAACTTCTCGACGTTGCTCGTTTATTCAAGCAAGGTATGACAGTTAATCTAAATACATCTTTCGCAGAGGCAACACTAGAAAATCTTCTAGTAGCAATTGCAGCAGATGACACAGATCTTACATCAGCATCAGGAGTTTCACAACTCAAGATGTCTGCAGGAGATATTGGTGACGTTCCATTAGAGCGTGGCCTTGTAGCAGTAGGTCCAGGATCTGGTTCCGCTGCAACACCAAAGGAAAGAATTTACGTTGCATACCGTGCACTCTCAATTGAGAATGTAACAGTATCAGCAAAGCGTGATGAGGCTTCAATGTTTGAAGTATCATTCCGTCTTCTTCCAAACGATGACGCATCATACGGTAGAATCGTAGATCGTTCTCTAACAGCATAATACAACTTAATAGGATTAGCCCAGACCCTTGAAAGTCTGGGCTTTTCCATTTCCATTTGGTATACTTATATAATGGCAACAAGCATTTATGAAAAAATAAAGTTTAGTCTTATAGACGGTACAGTCATTGAGGCTGGACCTCTTAAAATAAAATATCTTAGAGAGTTTTTAGAAATTTTTGAAACTATAAAAGAAGCAAAATCAGACGATGAATCTATATCTGTTTTAGTTTCTTGTTGTTTAGTAACAATGAAACAATATGCCCCACACATCAAAACCTTGGAAGATGTTGAAGATAATTTAGACCTTCCAACTATATATAAAGTAATTGACATTGCAGCAGGAATTAAGATAAATCAAAAGTCTGAAGACACGGTTAAGTCTCAAGCAGTAGACAGTGGCTCTTCATGGGAAACGCTAGATCTTGCAAAACTTGAGTCAGAAGCATTTCTTATAGGGATATGGAAAGACTACGAAGAACTAGAAGAGTCTCTTTCAATGCCAGAACTTACAGCAACTATTAAAATCAAAAGAGAGTTAGACTACAGTGATAAAAAGTTTGCTGCTGCCATGCAAGGAGTGGATCTTGATAAAAATTCAGGGAATCCAAATGCATGGGAAGACATGAAGGCCAAAGTATTCAGTGGTGGTAAGGCCGTAGATGGAAAAGACATTCTTGCATTACAAGGAAAGAATGCAGAAAAGGCTGGGTTTGGAATTGGAATGGGCCTTACTTATGAGGTTTACGAATAGCAAAAAATATGACTCCGCTATGGTATAATTAACTAAACCTTATAAGGAGGAATAGATGGCAACTGCCACAGAAGAAAAAACAGTAACTCTGATCGACGGAACCAAGATCAAGGTAAGACCACTAAAAATCTCACTACTTCGTCCGTTTATGAAGAAGTTTGAAGATATCGCAAAGGTAGCAGAAGATAATGAGAAGTCAATGAATCTGCTTATGGAGTGCGTACAAATTGCAATGCAACAATACAAGCCAGAATTGGCAGAAGACAAGGAAGCCCTAGAAGAAAATATGGATCTTCCTACAGTATACAAGATCGTTGAAGAGGCATCTGGAATTAGACTTTCAGACGCTACTCTACTTGGCAATCTTGTAAACAATTAAATAAAAAGAGGTGTTAATGGATGGCTGATGTTCAATCCAATATTCATGTAAATATTGATACGTCGGATGCTCTAGCAAGTTTAAAACTTCTACAGCGTCAAATATCAGCCTTCCACACACAAATGTCGAAGTCTGGCGCAGCAGCGTCAGCGGTAGCAGCAAATCAAGCACAAAACTTGATGAACAGCATAAATGCAACTGGACAATTCCAGGCATCGATGCGAACGGTAGCAACAAGTACCGAACATTTTACTAATGCTCTAGAAAGAAACAAGTTAACATCTAGAGAGTATTTTAGATACACTGGCGCAGCCACAAAAACTTTTGGTAGACTATTTAAGTCTGAATTTGAAACAATAAACAAGGTTGCACGAGAGCGTGTAAAAGATATACAGACCCAGTATATTAAGATGGGCAGAGGAGCCAATGGTGCTCTTCAGGCTATTGCAGTAAGACCGCTTACCCTAGACATGAAAAATCTGGGTACACAAACAGCAATGGCAGCACAAAGACAGCAACTACTAAATCAATTATTAAAGCAAGGCTCTACCAATCTTTTAAACTTTGGTAAAAATACTCAATGGGCTGGTCGTCAGTTGATGGTTGGTTTTACAGTTCCATTAATGTTGCTTGGCTCTACCGCTGCTAAGACCTTCATGAAACTTGAAGAGCAGGCTATTAGGTTTAAGCGTGTCTATGGTGAAATGTTTACCACACAAGAAGAAACCGATGCAATGGTTAAAGATATCCAGTTGCTTGCAAAAGAATATACCAAGTATGGCGTTGCTGTAGAAAAAACTATGGAGATGGCTGCCAATGCTGCAGCAATGGGTAAGATGGGGGAAGAACTAAAGGCTCAAGTAATGGAAGCAACTCGCCTTGCTGTTCTTGGTGGTGTTGAGCAAGAGCAGGCCCTTGAGACAACTATTTCTGTAACCAATGCGTTTGGTGTCGCTGCAGAAGATTTAGCAAAGAAAATTGACTTCCTTAACGCAGTAGAAAACCAGACTGTCGTATCTATTGAAGATTTAACAATTGCTATTCCAAAGGCTGGACCAGTTGTTCAACAACTTGGTGGAGATGTAGAAGACCTTGCATTCTTCCTGACTGCTATGAAAGAAGGTGGAATTAATGCATCAGAAGGCGCTAACGCACTTAAATCTGGTCTTGCATCTTTAATTAATCCATCTGAAAAAGCATCCAAGATGCTTGCAGGACTTGGCATAAATATCAAGGGTATTGTAGAAGCAAATGCTGGAGATGTTAAAGGAACTGTAGTAGACTTTGCAGCAGCACTAGATACTTTAGATCCTCTTAATCGTGCTAGAGCAATTGAGCAATTATTTGGAAAGTTTCAGTTCTCAAGATTATCAACGCTATTTCAAAACGTAACAGCACAGGGAACACAAGCGTCACGAGTTTTACAACTTACAAAAGCAACTACAGAAGAATTAGCAATTTTGTCTGAACGAGAATTAGCAAGGATAGAAGATTCAACTACCTACAGGTTTAAGAAAACAATTGAAGATCTAAAGGTTTCTCTTGCTCCAGTTGGAGAACAGTTTTTAAAAGCCTTGACGCCCATTGTTGAGTTTGTTGGTAAAGTTCTAGAAAAGTTTAATGGCTTAGGTGACGGAAGTAAAAGATTTATTACAATACTTACAGTTGCCCTAGGTGCAATTGGGCCAGTAGCCCTTATGACATTTGGTTTGCTTGCTAACGGTGTTGCAAATATAATTAAGTTATTTGCAGCAATGAAGTCATCTTTTAATAGAGCGGGATCATCAACACAGATTTTAGGGCAACAAACAGATTATTTAACTAAAGAACAGATGGAGGCTTCTGCGGTAGCAGCATCTTTAGATCAGGTTCATCAAAGATTACGACAAACATTTACTTCAGAAACAGCAGCAGTAAACGCTTTGGCTTTAGCATACAGAAACGCAATCGCAGCACAGGTAGGGTTTACTGGACCAGTAGGAAAAGGAAGAATGCCTCAAAGCAAAAAATATTCTAATGGTGTTACAAATATTCCAGGGCCAAAGGGTGCAGGAGATATTGTCCCAATTCTTGCTTCTCCTGGAGAAGCAGTTATTCCAGCAGATGCAGCACAGGATCCAGCAAACAAACCATTTATTGCACACATGGTTTCAGGTAAAAAGTTGCCAGGATTTAAAAAAGGTACAGAAGAAATTAAAAAAGATAATAATGTAGTTAATAAAACTCACGTAGGTGGAAAGAGCACTCCAAAAGACATCCAAGAAATTATAAGAACAAACCCATACATGAGTGCAGATCAAAAAGCAAAACTGCTTGCGATGGAGCAAATCTTTAAGTCTCAAGGTTTGCCAGCAATGACAACAACCAAGCACGGATTAATGTTTGATTTCCCTGAGTGGATGAACAAAATAATGCCAAGTACAACCAGTGGAGTATCTAAGGAAGAGTTTATAAAAGAGTGGGAGCGCCGTGGTCCAGAAAAATGGAAGGCTTCTGGAATGAATGCAACTCAAGCAGCATCAATGGATAGAGCATTCCGTGAAGCAATAGGAATGAGCACTAAGCCATATATAAATGATTCAATTATGGACGATCTGTTTAGAAACAGAGTGCCAGAACTGTTAGGTCCTGACGACAAGGGATTACAAAAAGCACAACAACTTTATGCAACAGATTACAGATTTAACATGGGCAAAGGACTTGGTACTACTCCAGAAGAAAGCAGAAAAATTCTTCAAAATGCAAAAGATAAAGGATTTATAAAAGACTTTAGTATTAAAGAAGGCTTTGGTACAGGAGAAGGAAGAACAGATAAGATTGTAACAAAGTCTTCAACTGTCACTCTAAATGACGGAACTGTTGTAAACATGAACAGACTTGGAACAGGAACAACGCCTGTTATAAGTCAAAAGACTTCTAAAGGGCCAGTAACAGCACCAGAGTTAATTCAAGAAAACATGGAAAAAGCACAGACTCAAGAGTCAAGATTAAAGGCAATAGCAGATGATGCAGCAAAGACAAAAACTGGTCAAAAGAAACCTACAAACTTTGGAAGACAAATATCTGGAACTTCTGGAAGAAGTTTTGCTGTAAGAGAAATTGGTGGACTTTATGAAAAACCAAATGGTCAAAAAGTATTTGTAAAGCCAATGATGAGCGAACTAGATGCTATAGCAGAAAAAAGAGCAACCGATTTTGCTAGAAGTGTTCAAGGACTAGACACTCCAAAACAGACCATAAGCACAATGATAGATCCAACAGACCCAACAGGAAAAAGAAAGATTATTGTTTTAGAGTCAAAGTTTGACCCAAAGTATGCCGATTCAATTCCAAAAAGTTTTACTCAGGATCAATATTTTAGACAATTGGTGTCCGCTAACCTTCGTGGAGACAAAGACCTTAAAAGAGGAAACCTAGGAGGAAATGTATTAACAGATGTTGGAACTGCGGGGGTATTTGATAAGGCTTCAGGTGTAAGAACACTTTCAGAAAAAATGCCTTCTCTTGCTGAAATGGCAGAAGAAAATTTAAAGGGCGTTCCAGGAAAACAGGCAAAAAATTCACCAAATTGGTTTGCTAATGCAACAAAAGACATTGCATTAAATATGAGCCCAGACGAATATGATCGTGCTATGAAATCAGAAATTCAAAGACAACTTGCAAAAGCAGAGCCATACGTAGCAAAAATGCCTTTAACCGATCCTTTAAGGCCTCAGTATGTTATGATGCTAGAAAGACTTAAAGAAGGCTTAAAAGTAGACTGGAAAACTTTACATCAAAAACATAGTTCTATTTTGGTAAAGCCTGACGAAGTTTCAGAAGATGAAAACGAAAAAACTAAAAAAATAAAATCAGAGCCAAACAATCGTAAATTTAAATCTAATAGCCCAAAAGATACAAGAATTGCTCCAGCATCTATAGCCCCATCAGTTCGTCAAGGACCAAGAGGTATAAAAATTCCTGGTTTTTCAGAAGCCCCTATGTCATCTCAAGAGGTAAAACAAAGAATTGCTAAAGAGCACTCTCAAGCAAAAGCAGCAGCATCTAGAACAGCACTATATGGATCGGGACCGATAGATGCTGAGCAAAAGTCTTTAAGGCGTCAACTAAAAAAACTAGAAGGAAATGGAAAAACATTAAATAATGTAGCAGCAAAAGTTGCAGTTACACAAAAAGTAGTAACAGATAACATGACTGAAAATGTTAAAAAACAAGGTGTAGCAGCAAGAATGCAACAAAAACTAAAGGCAAAGTACAACGCAAGCAAAGAAGCAAAAGCAGCAGCAAAAGCAGCAGGCACTCCAAAAACTGGCATGGGCATGGGTGGTGCAGCAATGGGTGTTGCTGGTGTGGCAATGGTTGGATCAATGATTCCAGGTTCAGTTGGAGAAATGTTTCAAAAATTAATGATGCCACTTATGGGGCTTGCAATGATTCTTCCAATGCTAAGTAGCAGAATGGGTGCACTCGCTGTAGGTGTTGGTGCCATTACTGCTGCATACATATATCAAAGAATGCAATTTGATAAAGCACAAGATGCAGCAATGAAATTGACAGAAGCAATGGGTTCTGGATCTGAATCAATTAGAAATCTCTCAAAATTTGCAAACACAGTTTCTGCAGGAGAAACTATGGACAGAAAAAGAAAAGAGGCCTTTTCTCCATTCCAAATAAAAACAGGGAAAACAACATTTGGAGAATCTTTCATGGCAGGCGAAGACGGAAAGGCTATGGCTAAAAATGTTGGAGAAACAATAAAATCATCTGGAAGTAAGCAAGTAGCACAAGACCAAGTATTTAATCAGATGGCAACTGCTGTTGCTTCAGGAGCATTAAGCCCAGCACAAGCGAGAAGCATTGTAGGAAATCTTGCTCAAGAACTTGGAGACTATTCTTTTGGAATTAGTGTAAATGCAAAATTGATTGAATTCTTAGGACCAAACGGAGAAAACATTCTTAAGGATCCAATAGGAGTTAGAGTAAAGATACTGCAAGATACAAGAGAAAAAATGAACTTGTCAACAGAAGCAGCAAGAAAGGCTGGAGGGTTTACTGGCACAGACAAACTTAAGACTGGAGGCTTTACTCTTGGAGGTGCTGCAGCAGGTGCTGGAACAGGTTTTGTTGCTGCTGGATTAGGCGCTGCTGGCGCAGCAGCAATGGGAGCAACTATTGGTAGTGCAGTCCCAGTTGTAGGAACTATTATTGGCGCAGCACTTGGCGCAGGCGTTGGGTACTTCTTGTCTAAAAAAGATAGAAATAAAAGAATTGGAGAAGCCTCTGGTGCAAGCGTTGCTATGCAAAAAATGGCTCTTGAGCAGCAGCAAGAAATGATGGACTCTGTAGAATTGCAATATATAAAAGAGATGGAAATTGCTAAAGCCAAAGGCGATCAAAATAAAATAGATGAACTTACACTACAGTATTCCAAAGATAGAGTGCGCTTACTTGAACAAAATGCAGCGCTGGTTGGAGATATTCAGAAAAATTTTAGTGAATCCGAAGGAGCAACTAGAAAAGCACTTATGACAGGTGTAGACAAAGCAATTACAAAAAGATATAAAGGAACCAATTTAGAAGATGTCGTTCCTCTTGCTACATCAGGAATAAATGATTCTAAATTAAAAGATGAAATAAAGTATACATTAAAAATGGAAATGGCAAGTGGACAAATAGACCCATTACAAATGATTGAAATATTTGATAAGTTTGGTAAGGACGCAACATCTATGGAGGCTGTTGCTACCATTATAACAAAGTTTGGTGGAAAGTTTGCAAATGAAGCAATGGGAGTTGTGGCAATGTTCAAAGATCCAAAACAATCTGCAGATTTTGTTGCTCGACTATCATTACAAGATCCAGATATGGCAGCAAAAGATCTTCAACTATTCCAAAAAATTTCTCAATCAGGACAGGTCATAGATCTCGATGTTGCTTTAAACTATTACAACACAGATGAAGATGCTCGTGAAGCCTTAAAAACAGATTTAGCAGAAATAGAGGCCCTCAAAGGCAAGGTTGATTTAAAGATCGCTGCAACAGTTCTTGGCAAAGAAGAGATGGAAGCACTTCGTAAAAATAGTGAGCATTTTTTAGGACTAGATGATTTTCAACAAAAAGTGTATATGCAAAACCTAAGAGTTATGTTCGGCATGGAAGGCGACCCTGCAATGCAGGAACAGTATAAAAATTGGCTGGCGATGGATGGAAACAAAGGAAAAACTTTTGATGATTTTGCTAATGCTAAAAGCACACAGTTAACAGATATTGTTAAATCAGATTCTGGTGCTGTAGTTACAGGTAATACTCCAGGAGATAAAAAGGGTCCAGACGCTTCTCCACTAGACGACCTATTAAAGAAACTAAGAGATGTTCGTAAAAATACTATAAAGGTTACCAAAGGTTTTGATGCTTCCTTTAAATCATTAAACAAGATATTTGGTGGAAAGAAAACTATTGAAGTTTTCAGCGGTATTGAAAACGATATGAGAAGATTAGGCGCAGGAGAAGACCTGATTGATCTTATTGTTGGTATGGATCCAGCAGAGTTTGAAAAACAAAAAAACAAATTGTTTAAATTTAAAAACGGTGAAATTGTAGCATTAAAAGATGGTGCAAAAAGTATTGGTGATGCCCTTCAGTCAATCGCACTTGGAGATTTTGTTAGCACACAAGATAGAATGGTTAAGAATATTGGCAATCAAAATGTTGCGCTTGAAAGACTTCAGGCTGCTGGAGTAGAGGGTTCTATTGCCCTAGACATGGTTGCAGACTCTGGTACTGCAGCAGCAATTGCTAACAGTAAATTGTCAGACAAACAACTTAAAAAAGTTATAAAAGCAGCAAAAGAAGCAACAAAAGCACAAAAACAAATGGCTGCTACTGAAGCAATTACCAAAAAAATATCAGAAGTAAAAGACGAAGGAAAAGCATATACAAACTTAATTCAAGCAATAGGACAATTTACCAGAGAAGAAATAGAGTTGATTATTAATAGTGCAGAGGCGATGGGACAATTGGCTATAGGTATTGATACGCCAGCCACGCTCAAAGTATTTAGGGACTTGCTAAATAGTTTAAAAAAAGAAGCAGAAAACAAATTTAAAATTAAATTATTAACTATAGAGGGAATGCAAGAAATATTTGATACTGGGTTTAGCAATGCAATGGAATCTTTTGATGTAAAAGAAACAGCACTTAGACTTAGATTTAATGTTGACAACAAAGCGCTAAATGATGAAATTAAGAAGGCGGAAGAAAAAATTGCCTTAGCACAAGAAAAAATAAGAATAGAAGAAGTTGGATTAAAGCAGATTGAAGATCAAGAAGAAAAAGTTAATGAGCAATACGATAAAAGGCTTGAGGCTTTAGACGAGGTTGAAAAGGCAAATGCCTCAATATCTCAACAACAAAAGGGACAGTTAACTCTTGCCGAAGCCCTAACCTCTGGAGACATTGCTGCTGCTGCTCGTGCAGCCCAGGAAATGAGAGCACAACAGGCTGCAGACGCTGTTACAAAACAAAAAGAGGCTTTAGAGCAATCGAGAGAATATGAACTTTCACAACTAAGATCAGAAGATGGAAGAAGTAGAATTGAGATTGAAACAAAAATTAAAGAATTGCAAGATCAAATTTATGAGATTGAGACAAAAAGCCTTGAGCCTAATAGAGAAACCTTACGACTAAACGAACTTGCATTAGAAAATGCAATAGCAGGATTAACTACTCTAGGAAAAACTAGAGAGCAATGGGAAGCAATTAAAAATGCTGTTGACCTTGCAAGAATAGCAAGTGCTCAATTTATTAAGTCAATGCAAGATGCTTTAAATATTCAAGGAAGTCTTATCAAGGGATACCAGGAGCAAAAGGTAAACACACCAGTTATAACTCCAGAACAAAAAGTGACATGTCCAGAAGGCTATGAGTTTGATGGAACTAATTGCGTAATGAAGGGTGCAACAGTTATTGTATGCCCTGCTGGATTTAAGCAGGTCGGAGACAAGTGCGTTAAAGAAGGAACAACAGAAATAATTTGTCCTGATGGCCACACACTGGTTGGAAATAATTGCGTAAAAGAAGCAGAAAAAAAGACAGTCTGTCCTGAAGGATATAATTTGGTAGGAAATGACTGTGTTAAGGTGGGTCCAACAAAAACAGTCTGTCCTGATGGATATGACCTAGTAGGAAATGACTGCATCAAGCAGGGCAACAAGGTTGATGATCCTATAATTCCAGCAACACCAACAGCAACAGCAACACCAACCACAACAAAGTATGTTGTAAAACCAGGAGACACCCTATGGGACATTGCAAAAGACAATAATATGTCTTTGTCAGAATTGTATGACTTAAATCCTAAATTTAAAACTGACCCTAAGTATAATGGTGGAAATATGATTTGGTCAGGAACTACAGTCAAACTTCCAACAACGCAAAATGAGCCAGGTGGTGGAGGACTAGGACATATGTATATGTCAAAGGGTGGCCTCATAAACCCAATGCGATTTGCTATAGGTGGTTTTGCAAAAGGTACTGACACAGTACCAGCAATGCTAACTCCAGGGGAGTTCGTTATGAGCAAGTATGCTGTCGATTCTTACGGTCTAGACAATATGAAGAAAATAAATAATGGAGAATCAGTTGGCGGATCAGTGTATAATAATACATATGCATTAACGGTTAATGCTAGAACAGATGCAAATCCAAATGATATTGCACAAGCAGTGATGGCAACAATTAAGCAGGTTGACGACAGAAGAATTAGGGGGGTGGCAATAAGTGGCAGAAGATGAGTTAGACCCTAGAGTTGTATACATGCAGGGTCGTAAAAAATATAATAGACCTAGCGGCATGCTTTGGTCAGAAAATTCTGGAACACTGCAAGATGGCTTATACATCCCATATGGTTATGAAATTGGGGTAGACCCAGAAGTTGTCGAAGATGACACATTGCTAGATCAGTTTTTGTTAATTACTGATGACAATAGGCAGCCAATTGAGTTTTCACAAGAGCGTATTGAAAAGCGGGAAAGAATGATCAATGGTCGTATGCGATCATATCACATTGCAGATAAACTTCAGTTAAGCACAAGTTGGGAACTTATTCCATCAAGATCTCATGCAGATGTACCGCATTTTGATGTTGCCACTGGACTATCATCAGTTAAGTCATACACAACAGATGGCGGAGCAGGTGGAGCAGATATGCTTGAATGGTATGACTCTCACAAGGGCTCATTCTGGGTATTTCTTGCATACGATAGAAAAGGAATATTTAAAGGAACTCCAGACCCATATGATCACCTAGGACAATATAACCAGTTAATAGAAATGTTTATTAGTGATTTTTCATATTCTGTTGAAAAACGAGGATCAAATTTTGATTACTGGAATGTATCAATAAGTTTGGAAGAGGTATAATGTTTGAAGACAAAGACCTACAAACATTCCTAGAGACTTCTCCAACTGTCAGAAATAAGTCGGTAGTCATAGCAGAATGGAATATGAACATTCCAACCAATATAAAACATATTGGAAACTATAGGTATAGACCAACACAAGCATCTACCGTCTACTCTTCCTTACCCACAAGTTTTGACATTAATGATGCTGGAAATTTTTATACTGACGCAACTGATGCTGATGTTTTGGTTGATGGTACATTTGATAATAACGATATCCCCACTACCTTTTTAACAAAGAAAGAAAAATTAAAAACCTTATATTCTTTAGAAGACTGCTTCAATCAATTTAGACCAAGATCTGGTATTAACAAGGCAGTATTTTTTGAGAATGGAAAACTTCATCACCCCAATCTATTTATGGCTGATAGACCAAGATATTATATGCCAGACAAAAATGATTTATTTAAATATTGGACTTCATACAGAACAGAGTCAGGGCAAGAATATGGAATTGCTTCTAAAGTTCGTGGATCCCAATATGACATTGAGGATGCATGCCCTTTTGTTGTTTATAAAGAAAAAATTCCAACAAATAGGGTTGTAATTAAAATGCAAACACACACTGGAACAGAAAATCTTGGACCATTTTCATCTTCAACGGGATCATTTTTAGACCCATTCTTTGGAGAACTAAATCAAAAAGTTCCTAGCAAATGGAAAATACAATTTTTAAAAGATAACAATTGGCAAGATGTCATATCTTTTGACCCATCAAAAAGAAGAAAAGATGGGTCTGCAATAATTCAAAGCGATGGATATGTTGAGATTGCTTACGGATTAATTGTGCCAGATGAATGGAGGTCTAACTTTGTTTTTGCAGAAGTATACTCAAGCATATCTCTACTTCCAAATAAGTCTGTAACTGGGTATGCCTACTTAATCAAAGAAAATGAAAATGATATGGGCGAATATCATATATGGAACGGTGTGGATTATACAATTATAAAACCAAAATATGGGTGGTATGTTCAAGATGAAACTGTAGATAGACTCACTAACTTTGTTACAGACGCAACATCTCCTGATGTGTTTACTAGATCTCTTGATGGAAAAAAGCAATATAGAGAGTTTGAGTTTATTTCTGGAATAAGAATTGTTGTTGAAACAATGAATGTAAAAGACTCAACATTTGATTTAATTGAAATTTCTCCAAGACTAGTAATGAACATATCAGATAAAACCCTAGACTATTCAGTAAATAAAAGCGCTTCAGACTTAGGACTAAGTGGTCTTCCAGTAGGGCAACTAGTTGCATCAAATGGAACAGTAAATATATTTGATTATGATCAAGCATTTAACGAAAACAATCCTTTTTCTTTTGTGACTGGCAAAGGAAGCATTATCTCAAAATATATAAACAGACATATACAGTTTAAGTTTTATGAGGTTATAGTAGATGTAGATGGATGGGACTATTGGGTTCCAATAAAGACTTTGTACTCTGATTCATTCCCAAAGGCAGATATAGAAAACAAAAAAATCTCAATAACTCTAAGAGATCTTTACTGGTACTTAGAATCAATAACTGCTCCACAAATATTAATGACAGAAGTTTCTGTTAGTTCTGCAGTTTCTCTTTTATTAGATTACATAGGATTTTCCAATTATACATTTAAAAGAGTAGAGAATGAAAAAGAAATAATAATTCCATACTTCTTTGTTGGCCCAGATAAAAGCGTTGCGGAAATCTTAGAAGATTTGGCGGTATCAACACAAACAGCAATGTTCTTTGATGAGTATAATAACTTTGTTATGATGAGCAAAAACTATATTATGCCAACCATTGCACAAAGACCAACCACCTTTGCTCTAAAGGGAACAAATGATCTATTTCAAGATAAAGAGATAAAAAATAAAACACTTATCAATTCTAAACTTGCCAACATCATTTCTGTGTCAGCACAGTCTAACAATGTTTATAATGATGGAGTAATTAATTATACAACAAGACATATCCAAAGATCTATAGGATCATTAAGACAAGCAAGCCTTTTGGATGACGAAAGGTTTTATGTCTACAAGCCAGTTCTTCTATGGGAAGTTTCTGGCAGCGAAAATACAAAATCTTTAAATAATGAAATTGGAACGCAGTCTTCCTATCTGCTCAGTGCAATTCCACTAAACGCAGATCTGTCTGCAGATGTTCCAATTGTAAAAAACGGTATTGTTATTAATAATACCTTTAGCCTAGGAGAAGCGTCATATTGGATTGGTAGATATAATGGATACTTTTATTCACAAGGAGAAATTATAAAATACGATGCTGTTCAATATAATGTAACTGGATTTGGAAATGTTTGGATTACATCTATTGAAGACTATCAAGATTATTTTGCCAAACTGCCATTCAATGGAAAGATATACCCAACTGGTTTGGTAAGAATTTATTCTGAGCCTAAATACTTTGAGCAAGAAGGAATTGTTAAACTGCAAAATGGTCCAGTGGTAAAACATGGTCGTGGTCAATTTGGAACAGAAGTTGTTGCACACTCTGCTGGAATATCTGATTATTGGAAATCAGACGACAACATAAAAGGATGCTACATGGCATCTGAATACCTATTTGATAATAAAGAACTTCCAACAACATCAGTTGCTGCTGCTGGGAAAGTAACAGACACTGGGTCATCTTCTGATGCTCTTGCAAGAACATCTTCAAGAACTGGACTTATTAAAAACTTTCTTTCTACAACTCTTACTGGAGAAATAGGAACATCAACACAGCAACAGCCAGGTTCTATTCAGTCTTCTGCTCTGTCTTTAACTGGTCCTAATTTTACAACAAAAGAAAAGCCAAGAAACTTTTTATCATATGTCCATAAGTCATTAGAGAATAAAAAGTACAAACACTTTGGAACAAGAATGAGGATTGTTGGCAAAATAGAAAATAATCAAGACAGAGGCCAAACCTCAAACGGATCTTCTACTTACTTTGTTGTAAATGGTTCTACACCAGACAAAAATATAAATGTTTCTGGAGGTTCTGCTGGAATTGCGGTAATGCTAAACCCAACAACGAATGTTGGTTATTATTTTGAAATTGCAGCGTTGGGACTTGGAAAGTTGTCAAAAACAGAAAAAGAAAGTGTTAGCAACGTATTTTTTTATAAGGTAGAGTCTGACAACGGAACAGCGGTTCCAGTGAAACTGTGGGAAGGCCTAGGAGAAATTACGGTAGATGACGGAAGATTTACTGGACAGTCAAGAAGTTTTGCTGAAGAAAATCCAACGGTATATGATTTAGCAGTAGAATACGAAGACATAGGAAAAACAAGAAGATTTTATCTATATCTAAATGGAAGTCTTTTAGTATCCGTAGATGACCAAAATCCTCTACCAGCCTATTCCAATATTGCATTATTTACAAGAGGATCTTCTAGAGCAATGTTTGAAAATGTGTATGCACTATGCAATAACTATTCTCAAAATACATCGTTTTCTTTAGGTGCCCCAGTAAACTCTGCCTTTGGAGATATTGAAATTGACGCAAATGAATCTTTTAGAAAGTATTCAATTAGTGGCTTAATACAAAATACATATTTAACTGGAATTGGTTCTTCTGAGCCACCAAAGTATGATATTTATTTTGAAGAGTTTGGAAGTATTATGAGAGAAGCAGCCGTGTTTAATTTTAAATATGACAAAGCGTATCCAGCCCTTAGCGCTAAAATTTCTCCAACATTTAATAAAATGAAGAGTTATGTTGTATCTGGGTTTAGAGCAGGATCATATGGAGCAGAGTTTCTTATATTTAATACAACAGATGCTCCAATTACTTTGGATGAAACAAGTGGTAACTATTTAAGAATTCAAGGAATTACTTTTACTCAGCAGTCTGAAAATAATCTTACGGTAGATGAATATTTTAATAAAAATACTCTTGTCTCTAATCCACAGTTTGTTGCAGATAAATTAATCTCTAATCCATATAAATTTAAACAAGACTATCAGGATATTAAACTTAGCAGAATGACACATGGTAAGCGAGACTTTGCTTTAGAAACTGTATATATTCAGTCACAAGATGAGGCTTCTAGTTTGATGAAATGGCTTGTTGAAAAAGTTACAAAACCAAGAAGATCCCTAGGAGTTAAAATATTTTCAATACCAACAATTCAACTTGGAGACATTGTTAGCGTAGACTATAAAGAAAACGATATAAGTATGGCATCAGATCCAAACAACAGGTTTGTTGTATATAATATTGAATTTTCAAGAAGTTCGGATGGACCAGAAATGACTTTGTTTTTAAGTGAGGTGGCCTAATGAATGTAGAAGGACTCAAGTATCCGACATATCTTTCTTCTGTGGCTGCAATTCCCGAAGCATCTAAAAAAGAAACTGACGATTCGGTAAAAGTTGCAACGCTAGACTTAATATTAGAACAAGAAGACACAATGTCTATTGAAATAATGACAGACTTAATTTTTGAAGACATTGGTGGATATGAACTTGCAACAATATCAAGACACGATTTAGTCAATGGGCAGAAAGTAATATATGCTCCAATCAAAAACCTTACAGACTTGTATTTGCAGTATAACCCAAACAATGTTTTAAGATTGCAATCGTCCGACTCCTACTTTAAATCTTTGGCCCTGTCTATTTTCAATCACCTTCCAGTGTGTGGCAACGGTTATGACCTTGTTGGAACAGATCCAGATCTAACAAAAAGAACAAAGGTCCCGAACTGCAAGTCAGTATATATAGATCCAATAACTGGAGACCTAGTAATTAATTTGGTTAATGTAAAAGAGGGTGAGCAAGCGGAGGTCGAAATATTGACCGCTGGAAACATTTTTGATGATACAATATACTATGGGAGCGTTTAATGATAACTAATACAGGGAAAAATCTTTTAGCAAAATATCTAGTAGGACAGACACCGTCTTATGCATCGCATATTGCGGTTGGATGCGGGGCTAACCCAGTAACTCCAGACCATACCTTTACCACAGAAGAATTAAATTCTATGAAAAATAAAGAATCTTTAAATTTTGAGATGTTTCGTGTTCCAATTATTTCAAGGGGATTTGTAAATGAAGAAGGACTATCAAAGGTAGTGCTTACAGCAGAAATGCCTACAGAAGAAAGGTATGAAATTACTGAGGTAGGAATATTTTCTGCAGGATCTAACCCAGTTGCTGGATCATTTGATAGCAGAGTTGTTTATTCTTTTGCAGAAACAGACAACTGGCTATACAGTATTGACGGAGAGTCTCCTTTAGAAATACCCATACAATATGGCCCACTAGATGGAGACCAAAACAATGGAAACATAAATCAAGAATCAAAAGTTTTTTCTACAAATGCTGACAATAGAATTTTTACAGATGAGGATAGAGTTGCAAGAAACGAAAGATGTCGATTCTTAAATAATATTATTGCAATGCGAGGGGATACATCTACCCTTGAGTATAGTCCACAAAACTCTTTGTTTGCCCTAGTCGGTTCAGACTACATAACATTAGATCCGACCTCTGTAGATTTTACTAAAAACAGCCCGTCTGATGAATTAAGGCTTGCTTTTTCTGTTGTTAATAGAGTTACAAATCAAAATGCTGTTCCAGATAATGTTAAAATAATGTTAGAATTTTCTCATACTGGCGCAGGCGGTTTTACTCAGTATGCCAAGTTTGTTGTTGATATTGATGATGTGGGATATGAAAGTGGGTCTTCTGCAAACACTCATGATTTTACAAATAATAGATATATTGTAGTCAAGAAATCCTTTCAAGAGTTAGACAAAACTTTGGGCTTTAAATGGTCCAATGCTTCAACAGCAAAAATCTATGCTTATATTACTAAAGATGGCCTACCTTCAGATTCTTTTTATGTTTGCTTAGATGCCTTAAGAGTTGAAAACACAACATCTACAAACTCTTTATACGGACTAACTGGATATTCTGTAATTAAAAATATTAATGCTAGGCCAGTGATTAAGTCATCTAATACAACCAACTATATAGAGTTTAGATTTGTTCTGGATGTTTAAAAATGACAAATACACCAGACAAAGGAATTAAAAATGTAGTTGTTAAAAAAGAATCCCTGGGAAAGGTAACAGGATCTAATGCAACCGTTGTAAGATTTCGACTAGTATCAGAAGACAAAAATAGAAAATCTCCATATTCTCAAATATTTGTTACAGAATCTGGAGAGGTCTTTATAGGTATTGGAGATATAAATGTTGTGGGGAATACCGTGTTTGTAAACTGGGCATCTGGAGATGTTTCTACACAAATAATGTATGATGTTTTTGTAGGGTTTGATTCTTCTGCACCAGCGTTTAAAGCAACAACTGGATCAACTAACTACTCATTCTTAAAAACTGGAACAACCTCTGTTAGAGTAAGAATCCAAGTATCTTCAATAAATCCAGCACTAAATGAAGATTTAAAGATTTACGACTCTGGAACGATTCCTCTGGTATAATTATATTATGGCAATTTTACCATTACCCGAAAGAGGACAGCCACTAGACGTAACCTATCTTTACCAGATAGTTAAGGCTATTAACGATCTCTCAACACAAGCATCAACATCTATATATAAGTATGTAACTGTAGACACGCCTAATGCAGGAAAGCAAAGCGTTAAAACCTCAGAAGCAAGAATTATTGGAGGTTATGTCCAGGTAACGTCTAGTTCTTCACAAACTGCTGGCTCCTCTCAACCCTTTTCTTATAATTTTCCAAGTGAATTTAAGTTTGCCCCAATTGTTACTGCAACACCAATAAACATTGGAAATACTGATGCTGGAAAAGATGTTACAGTAACCTTGTCAGCCATTACAACATCTGGAATTTCTGGAACAGTAAAGTTTAATGTTGGCGGAGATACTTCTATAGGAGTTAATCTAATAATAGTTGGAATTCCTAACTGATGATTTTTTGTAAAAGATGCAAAGGTAGAATGTTTCTTGATCGACAATATTCAGAAATCAATAATCTAGAAATGTATTGCATGTCTTGTGGAGCAAGAGCATTTTTCCATCCACCTAGTAATTCTCAGGAGGGCAAGTGGCTATTAAAAAGGGAACAATTGAGAGCGAAGGCTACAATGTCCTCCCTGTAATTCCAGGGAATAAAAAAGTTTGGTTTTTAAATAAAGACCTAGTAAGAGTTCATCATCTTAACAAGTCTAATGGAATAATGTCTGTTTATAATATAACAAAAGATCAAATTGAAAGTTGTTTAATTAGTGATTTTAAAAATAAAAGAGAGCGAGCCTATACCGTAGGTCAGACTGCTGATTTAGTTAATCGTCATAAAAAATATATGCCATCATTAATGAAACGAGGAGTCATTCCATTTCCGACGGGATCTCAAAAAGGTGGAGCAAGAGGATTTCAAGTAAGGTCATACTATTCAGAATCCCAAGTAAGAGAGATTCGTGATATACTTGCTACACACCATATTGGCAGACCAAGAAAAGATAAACTAATTACTAATGATATTACGCCCAGCAAGCAAGAGTTGACACGCAGAATGGGCGATGGTATACTTACATATACGAGAACAGAAGATGGACGGTTTGTACCCATTTGGGGCGAATCTATTTAGCGAAGGGTATAGCATGGAAAATGAATCAACAAAGGTATCTGTAACACTGGGGTACACATTAAATCTAGGAAACTTTCAATCACTAAGGCTTGACCTTGGAGTAGTTGACTCTAAGCGTGACGGAGAAAATACCGATCAGGCTTTTGAGCGTGTCTACAAGTTTGTTGAAGACAAATTAACTGCCAAGATTTTAGAAGCACAAACCGAGGCTGAAGAGAAGTAATGGCTGAACGCAAAGACCGTATGGCTTTGCTTTCAAGATACAGCAAGTATCATACCGCAAGGTACGAATCAAAGCCATCTCTGAACCTAAATGTAGAACAGTGGGCATCTGATGCTCTCATTGAGTCCTACACCTTGCCAGGATGTTACGATATACTTGAGTATTACTTTGCTGTTTCAGAAACCCCATCATGGAATTACTTTGCATATAATGCAGAAAAAATATTACAGGCAAAAAAAGATAGACTGAAAGATAGTCAAGAGAGAGCAGAGCGTAGACGAATGGCTAAGGAGTGGCTAAGTGAATAACACAGAGTCAAAATTAATCACTGCCGTTCTTCAGGATAAGCATATTCATGTTCTGCTACAGGCCAATGTCGACAATCTTCTTAGAACTCATGGAGATATCTGGAACTTCATAAGACTTTATTTTGAGAATAATTCATCTCTTCCGCCAACAGACCTAGTAAGAGAAAAGTTTCGTGACTTTGATCCAGTGCCAGGTGTTGGGTCAACAAAGCATCACCTTGAAGAGTTGCAGGGAGAGTATCTACGGGACAGCCTAAAAGACATATTAAGGTCTGCTGCCACCGATGTTCAACAGGGTGAGGGTGGCAAGGCTTTAGAGGGTCTTATCACAAAGACCTCAGAACTAAAAAAGAATACTGCTGCTATTCGTGATATTGATGTAACAGACCTAGAGTCTGCGATTGCTTACTTTGAAAATGTAAAGAAGCAACAAGCCCTAGGACATGTTGGCATCAAGACTGGCTTGCCAGGATTTGACAACTATTTACCCTCTGGAATCATGCCAGGGCAGTTGGGAGTCTTCTTGGCATACCCAGGTATCGGAAAGTCGTGGTTGGCTCTCTATTTCGCTGTACAGGCCTGGAAACAGGGTCGTAGCCCACTGGTCATAAGCCTTGAAATGAGCGAAACGGAAGTCCGTAATCGTGTCTTTACTATCATGGGTGAGGGCCGTTGGTCACACAGAAAGTTGAGTAACGGAGAGATAGAGTTGGACATGCTTAAGGAATGGCATGAAAAAAACCTACAAGGCAAACCAGAGTTTCACATTATCTCAAACGATCAGGGTGGGGAAATCAACCCATCTGTTCTTCGTGGAAAGATTGACCAGTACAAGCCAGACTTTGTAATCGTTGACTACCTTCAGTTAATGGCACCTAATCAAAAGTCAGATAATGAAACGGTACGAATGAAGAACCTTTCACGAGAACTAAAACTAATGGCTATTGGTGAAGAGGTTCCTATTATTGCTATCTCTTCTGCTACCCCAGACGATGTCAACGACCTGTCTACGGTTCCTACTTTAGGTCAGACAGCATGGTCTAGACAGATTGCCTACGATGCTGACTGGGTACTTGCTTTAGGTCGTGGTGCCAATAGCGATATCATTGAGTGTGCCTTTAGAAAGAATCGTAATGGATTTATGGGAGACTTCCTGGTCCAATGCGATTTTGACAAGGGATACTATAGATACAAAGACTATGAAGATAAGTAGTTATAATATGGTATGTCACAAACTAAGGAGAACATCCCTCCAGATTTCTATCATCACAAGCCACTTAAAAGGTTTTATATAAGTGGCATAATCCAAGACGAGGCTTTGCTTGGAAGATTAAAAATAGAATACGTAAGATTATTAGTTTCAGAGATGAGGTTGAGTGGGTATGTTCCAAGAATTGACATTGACCCAGACTTCACTTTACGGTATAATGATAGTAAAGACTTTTTTGAATTTGAATTATCAGTACACGGAGTTTACGCAGGGAAAAGGAAAAGCGAATGGATAGCAGGAATAGACGGAACCAGCCTAGTCCCTATACAGCCGAGCAAGTTAAAAGAGTCCTTGCAGGATCAGGCACAACAGTCGAGTCAGAACTAGATGCAGATTTTATAATATTTTGTCCATTTCATAATAATCACAGAACCCCCGCAGCAGAAGTACACAAAACCAATGGAATGTTCTTTTGTTTCTCATGTCAAAAGTCTGCAGACTTAATAGAGTTAGTAATGCATACCTCTGGCAGAACATATTTTGAGGCAGCAAGGTTTATAAAGAGTAAAGAAAAAGCAAGTAATCTTGCTATAGAGATTGATCGTGCTCTTATCAAAGAAGAACAATACAGGCCATTTGACGAACTAATTATAAAAAGACTTCATAACAACCTTGTTGCATCTGATAGAGCCAAAAATTATTTTCAGTATCGTAAATTAACTAAACAGTCTTGTGTTAAATTTTCTTTAGGGTATTCAGAAAAACAGGATATGGTTACAGTTCCAGTGCATAGTCCAGACGGCATACCCCTTGGTTTTGTTGGAAGATCCATTGAAGGTAAAGACTTTAAAAATACTCCAGGTCTGCCTAAAAGCAAAACTCTTTTCAACTTGCATCGTGTAAAGAAATCTGATATAGTATATGTAGTAGAGTCTTCGTTTGATGTAATCAGACTTGACCAATTGGACATACCTGCAGTCGCAACGCTTGGGGCCAATGTCTCAGGAAAACAAATAGAATTGCTTCAGAAGTATTTCAATAACATTCTTGTTATTGCAGATAATGATGAGGCAGGAGGAAACATGAAAAACAGGATAATTGAAAAACTTGGATCTCGTGTTTCCGTTATACAACTAAATAAACAATACAAAGACATAGGCGATATGCCAGACGAAGAAATTAAAAGTTTAAGGTCTTCGTTTGACAAAACCATAGAGTCTATGCTAAACTAATACAAACACACAAAGGAGAAAAAATATGAGCATTGTAAAGGGAATCAAGAACATTAATGCCCTGCTCGATAGACCAAAGTATGAAAACGAAGGGCCAAAAGTAAAGTGGCTCAAACTAGCAGACGGTCAGTCTGTAAAAATCCGATTCATTGAAGAACTTGATGAGGACTCTGCAAACTATGCAGAAAAGCGTGGCTTAGCACTTGTTGTTAAGGAGCATGTAAATCCAAAGGACTACAAGCGAAAGGCTGTAGACACAATGGAAACAGAAGGCCGTGACTGGGCAGAAGAAATGCACCGTAAAGATCCAAAGGCTGGATGGCGTGGCCGTCTTCGCTTTTACTGCAACGTCCTAGTTGACGATGGCATTGAAGCACCATATGTTGCTATCTGGTCAATGGGTATCAGCAAGCAATCATCATTTAATACAATTCGTGAGTATGCTCTTGAAACAGGAAGCATCTCAAACGTAGTATGGAAGTTAAAGCGTAATGGTCAGGGTACTGAAACTAATTACACACTAATTCCATCAGCACCAGATAAGGAACCATTTGATTGGAAAGATATCGAACCTTATCCTTTGGAGTCAGCACTAAAGAAGATTCCATATGCGGAACAAGAAGCGTTCTACCTGGGCTTTGATGGCCCTTCAGTAACTTCATCTACCAACGCTGATTGGTAAGATGAACTACGTAGGCCTACATGTCCATACCCATTTTAGTTTGTTTGATGGGATTGCTACTCCAGAAGAATACGTGAACCGTGCAGTTGAGTTGGGGATGCCAGCAATTGCTATCACCGACCACGGTACTTTATCTGGGCATAGGGAACTGCACCGTATTGCAAAAGCAAAGGGCATAAAGCCAATTCTTGGGCTAGAGGGATACATGTGTGCAGACATATCTGATACACGAGATAAGTCTGAAAGAGAAGGTCAACAAGATCTTGTCTACAATCACATTATCCTTCTAGCCAAGAATCAAATTGGTTTAGAAAACCTCAACAAGATTAGTGAACTATCTTGGACAGATGGTTTTTTTAAAAAGCCACGATTTGACTTTACTATTTTAGAAAAATACAAAGAAGGAATTATCGTAACATCTGCTTGCCCAAGTAGTGTACTTGTAAAAGCGTTAGAAGAAGAAGAATTTGCTCTTGCTAAGAAATATATCTCTTGGTTTAAAGAACGGTTTGGCAATGACTACTATATTGAAGTAATGCCACATAACGAACCCCACATAAATAAGTATCTTATAGAATTAGCAGACGAATTTGGAATTAAGGTTGTTGTTACTCCAGACTGCCACCATGTTGATTCATCACAAAAAGAAGTTCAAGAATTTAAGTTGCTTTTAAATACACATGGCAAGTTTGTAAAAGATGCTACATATGAAAAATCAAAAAAGAAAAAAGACATGATGGAACGACTTGACTATCTTTATGGCGAAGACCGTCAGATTACATTTAACAAGTTTGATATTCACCTGCTCTCATATGAAGAGATTAAAGCAGCCATGGAATCGCAGGGTATTGATAGACCAGACATATACTCAAACACACTCCTATTAGCAGATACAGTAGGAGACTATGGCATTCAGGAAGGTCTCAATCTTCTTCCAGTACAGTACAAGAGCCCTGATAAAGAACTTGCGAAGGTTGCTATGGAAGGCTTGGTTGAACGAGGATTGTCAGAAAAACAAGAGTATCTTGACAGACTTGAAGAAGAATTACAGATTATTAAAGACAAAAAGTTTGCACCATACTTCCTTGTTGTAAGCAACATGATTAACTGGGCCAAGAAGGAAGAGATCATGGTTGGTCCTGGTCGTGGCTCATCTGCTGGTTCTCTAGTTTGCTACGCATTAAAGATTACGGACATTGATCCTATTGAGCACAAACTTTTGTTCTTCCGTTTTATTAACCCAGAGCGTAATGACTTTCCAGACATTGATACAGATATTCAGGATACTCGTCGTGAAGAAGTAAAAGATTATTTAGTTAGACAGTATCGACATGTTGCATCTATTGCTACCTTCCTTGAATTTACTGGTAAGGGGATTGTCAGAGATGTTGCACGAATATTAAACATTCCTCTTTCAGATGTAAATAAAGTATTAAAGACGGTAGACTCCTGGGACGATTATTGTACATCAAAATCAACATACGAGTTTCGTGAAAAGTATCCAGAAGTAGAAGTTTACGGAGAACAACTTCGTGGTCGTATTCGTGGAACAGGCATACATGCAGCAGGTGTAGTAACAAGCAAGGAGCCAATATTTAGATATGCACCTCTTGAAACTAGATCTTCTACTGGATCTGATGAAAGAATTCCAGTGGTTGGTGTTGATATGGAAGAAGCCGAAAGGATTGGCTTGATTAAGATTGATGCATTAGGACTTAAGACTCTTTCAGTTCTTAAAGATACTATTGACATAATTAAAGAGCGAGATGGCAAGAAGATTGACCTTCTTAAAATCAAGATGGATGATGCAAATGTTTATCAGATGTTATCAGACGGATACACAAAAGGTGTGTTCCAGTGTGAAGCAGCACCATACACAAACCTTCTTGTTAAGATGGGCGTTAAAAACCTAAACGAACTTGCAGCATCCAATGCTCTTGTTCGTCCAGGTGCTATGAATACCATTGGAAAGGACTATGTTGATCGTAAACATGGTCGTCAAAATATATCTTACACACACCAAGTACTAAAAGAATTTACGGAGGACACATATGGCTGTATTCTTTACCAGGAACAAGTTATGCAAGCATGCGTACACCTTGGCGGTATGTCCATGTCGGAAGCAGACAAAGTTAGAAAGATCATTGGAAAGAAAAAAGATGCTAAAGAATTTGATCAGTTTAAAGAAAAGTTTGTAGAGGGAGCATCCAAATATATTACACCGCATGCTGCTTTAGACTTATGGCATGACTTTGAGGCTCACGCAGGGTACTCATTTAATAAGTCTCACGCAGTAGCGTACTCAACCCTATCCTATTGGACAGCATGGTTAAAGTATTATTATCCACTTGAGTTCATGTACTCAGTGTTAAAGAATGAAAAGGATAAAGATGCAAGAACTGAATACCTTATTGAGGCAAAAAGAATGGGCATTAGCGTTAAGTTACCTCACATTAACGATTCGGATATCGATTTTAAAATTGAGGGTAAGGGTATTCGGTTTGGGCTCACTGCTATCAAGTTTATATCTGACAAAATTGCAGAAAGATATATTACAGCACGACCATTTAGTTCTTACAAAGAACTTGAAGAGTTTACCTTTACAAAGGGTAATGGAGTAAACTCTAGGGCACTTCAGGCACTGAAGGCTATTGGTGCTGCAACATTTCTAGATAATCCAAGGGATGATAAAGCAATTAAAGAAAATCTTTATGAGTTTTTAAACCTTCCAGAGTTTAATATCACAATACCTTCTCACTACTATGCATTTATTCAGGATATTGTTGACTTTGAAGAAAAGGGATCATATATATTTATGGGTATGGTAAAATCAATTAAACGAGGAACAGGATGGTCACGAGTTGAAATTTTGGACAAGACTGGGTCTGTGGGCATATTTGATGATGAAAATACAACTATTGAGACAGGTCGCTCTTATTTGGTTCTTTGTAATGATAATCGGATTGTATCTTTCATTCCGTCTGAAGAAATAAAAGAGTCATCTCATGCTCTTGTTAAGTTTTTAGGATACAAACAGTTACCATTCAAAGATGATGAAATGTTTGTGGTTTCCTTTAAGCCAAGAGTTACTAAGGCTGGAAAGAAAATGGCGTCACTTACACTGGCAGACACAAAGAGAGATCTTCATTCGATTACAGTGTTTCCAACATCTTTTCCAAAAGCATATATGCATATCGAAGAAGGAAAGTATTACAAGTTTGATTTTGGCAAGACTAAAGACGGAACCGTAACATTGGAGGATGTACATGTCAGTTAGTATAGAAGAAGCATTAGCACAGTTAGACCCTAAGTTAAGAAAAAGATTAGGCAGTGGTGTAGGTATCAACTATGAGTATCAGCCTACACCTAGTTTTGGTTTAAACCGTGCTCTTGGTGGTGGTCTACCATACGGAAGACAAGTGCTTATCTGGGGCTCAAAGTCGTCAGCAAAGTCTTCTATGTGTCTTCAGATGATTGCTCTAGCACAAGCAGAAGGTAAACTGTGTGCCTGGATTGACTCAGAGATGTCATACTCAGAAGACTGGGCTAGAACTTTAGGGGTAGATCCAGAAAAACTAATCTACTCGCAAGCAAGAACCATTAGCGATATGGTAGATGTTGGCGTTGGACTTATGAATGCTGGTGTAGACCTAATCGTGGTAGACTCTATTACATCAATGCTTCCTGCAATCTATTTTGAAAAAGATACAGATGAAATGAAAGCGTTAGAAAATACAAAACAGATTGGAGCAGAATCCCGTGACTTTAGCAACGCATGGAAAATGCTTAATTATGCTAACAACAAAGTTAAGCCTACTCTTCTTGTTCTCATTAGTCAGTCTCGCAATAATATTAACGCTATGTATACTAGCCAGCAGCCTTCTGGTGGTCAGGCTACTAAGTTTTATTCTTCTTGCATCATTAAGTTATTTAGTTCCGAGTCAGACAATCAAGCGATTAAAGGAAAGATTAAGGTAGGAGATAAATTAATTGAAGAAAAAATTGGTAGAACTATTAAGTGGGAACTCCAGTTCTCCAAAACCTCTCCAGGGTTCCAGTCTGGTGAGTATGATTTTTATTTTAGAGGTGACGATATTGGTCTTGACACCATCGGTGATCTGGTTACTACTGCTGAATTAAATGGTATTGTAGAGAGAACAGGTGCTTGGTACATCCTTCCTGACGGTTCAAAAGTCCAGGGTAAAGAAGCATTTGTCAATCGGGTAAGAGAGGATCTTGACTTGCAAGAATCAATTAAGTCTAGGTTAAATGACTAACTACAGCATATACGAAGGAAAGTTTCCTTGTAAGACTTGTAAAAAAGAAGTAAAAACAATGAGAGTTTATATGGAAACTGGCATGGCTTCTTGGATGTGTTCAGATAAACATTTGTCAGAAGTCATGTTATTTAAAAAAGGATATAAAAAGGTAAAAAAAAATGACTGAGAAAAGCGAGAGTAAAAGAATTGGTGCCAAACAGCACAAGAATTCTGGACGCAACACTCAAAAAGGTGATGCCTCTTGGAAAACCTTTGTCGTAGACTTTAAAGAGGTAGGTAAATCTTTTACCTTAAACAAAGATGTTTGGGCAAAGGCTACCACCGATGCTATGAAGAATGGCAAAGACCCAGCCATCGTTGTCGTGATAGGCGAGGGTAACTCTAAAGTCAGACTTGCTATAATTGAAATGAGCATACTAGAAGATATGATGGAGGAATAATGGAACAGCAACAGACAACAATAGAGATGGTAAATGGTTTGGCAGAAATAGCAGACTATATGCAGGATGAGGAGTTGACTACAGCCCTTACCTTTATAGCCAAGATCATTATCAAACCAGACATACCACTTAATGTGGCAACAGTTGAAATAGTTCGCTTACAGGCAATCGCTGCAAAGATGTCATTAAAGGCTACATGGATGGCCAATGTTGACAAATCTGACAGGGGAAAGAAGAATCTTTACTATACTGCAGCGGAGTCAATTAACAATCTTGTATCTGCCCTAAAGTATATAATCCGATAATCTGCTATACTTATAGTACTAGAAACGAGATATAATGACAAAAAATTTACTACATACAGTTATGATAAAGCCAGAAGAAAAGCCAGTCCACTCGATGGATGTTGCTGCCCTTGTTGAAAAAATCAGAGAGGGCTATACTATTAACAGAGTAGATAAGCATACAGTCAAAAAGACTTTTGCCCCTTCTACCATTGCCTACGGTCATGGAGAGTGTGCCAGATATTGGTACCTTGCTTTTGATGGACAAACATTTGAAGACAATGCCGATGCATACGCTGCAGCAAATATGACTGCTGGAACATTGTCTCATGCAAGAATTCAGAGTGCAATGATGAACTCTGGAGTTGCAAAAGTATATCGTAATGATGAAAATGAAGCAACAACAGAGTTTAAGATCAGACATGACGACCCACCTATCTTTGGATATGGCGATGTTATGCTTGATTGGCAGGGAGAAGAACTCATTGGTGAAATTAAAACAATGATGAATGAAGGGTTTGAATATAGAAAGGCAGCAGGTAAAGCCAAGACTGGCCACCTAATGCAATTACTTATCTATATGAAAATCTTAAAACGGCCAAAGGGTGTTATGATTTATGAAAACAAAAATAATCATGAACTTCTTTTGATTCCCGTAGATGTAAACGATCATTACCGTCGGTGGGTAGACCAGGCATTTGATTGGATGAGGACAGTTCGAAAGGCATGGGAAAATAAAACTTTACCAGTCAAGAACTATAGGTCCAACTCTAAGATATGCAAGTCATGCCCAATTAGAAAAGCATGTGAGTCTGCAGGACAAGGTGTAATAAAGATTGCACCCCTGGAGATTCTAAGTGAGACATTGTAACTTTTGCGATAAACAATTTTCTCAGTCTGTATCTTACCAGATATATTGCTCTCCCGAATGCAGAGAACTTGCAACAAAAGAAAAAATTGCTGCAAGGTATATGCAATCAAAGAGAATGAAAAGAAAAGGAAAGACAAGGTTGTGCAAATCTTGCTCTATGCCACTGTCGATATACAATGATTTTGCAGTATGCTCATCTTGTTCGGTAAATCCAGAAGCAGTAGTCAAAGCAATTAAAAAGATTAAGGACAAAACAAATGGTAAAAAATAAGTGGGGTCTAGAAATAAAGCCAGAGACTATTTGTGCCATTGACGCTAGTACTAATAGTCTTGCTTTTGCATTATTTTATGAAGACGATCTTGACTCTATAGGAAAAATATATTTTGAAGGAAACAATGTATACGAAAAGGTTATGGATGCTGGTAAAAAGGTAAAAGCATTTTTTGATATTTACGGTGGGTTTGAGGCAATTGTAATTGAGCACACCGTGTTTATGAATAGCCCAAAGACTGCTGCAGATCTTGCATTGGTGCAGGGAGCAATACTTGGATCAGCAGGGCAAACTGGTACAAAGGTTATAGGAAAAGTTTCTCCCATTACTTGGCAAAATTTTATAGGTAATAAAAAAATATCTAAGGATGAACAGTTGTTTATTCGTTCACAAATACCTGGAAAGTCTGAGTCTTACTATAAAGCGCATGAGCGTATGCTTAGAAAAGAAAGAACTATAAAGTTTATTAATACAATCTATGATAGAACTATTACTGATAATGATGTCGCAGATGCGTGTGGCATTGGTCATTGGGCTATAAAAAACTGGGGTAAAGCAATTGGAGTTGACAAATAACATCATGGCTGCTAAACTATATACATCACAAGTTTTTATGCGTAAGCGTTATCTTATGGACAAAAAGACTCCAGAAGAGATTGCAAAGGAGTGTGGGGTAAGCGTGGAAACTATTTATGTGTATCTTGCAAAATTTGGATTAAGGAAGTCTAAACGATGAGTAAAACAAAAAAGATTATTTTAGCAATTACCGTGGCTAGTTCAGTAGGCATAGCCTATGTTGTTAATTCCTTTAAAAACTTTCCAGATATTTTTGACTTAAGTGACGAGGAGGACGAAGATGAGTTCTGAGACACAGTTTACCATTGCTCAAGTTTGTGATGAGATTAAAGAGATGCTGATTGCAAAAAATAAATCTTATGGAGATTCTGCTCTCAATCCTGTTAGAGTTTTTGCTACATCAGACAGTGTAGAGCAACTGCATGTTCGCATTGATGACAAACTTTCTAGAATAACTAGAGGTGGATCTTATGTTGGCGATAATGATTTAGATGACCTAATCGGTTATCTCATACTGCTAAAAATAGCAAGGGAATTAAACAATGTCAACTGAAGATGATCTAGTTAAACATCTTGATCAAGTTAATCAAGTAGTAGAAGAATACCTAAAGGGCAATGACCCTACAGTAATTTCAAAGCAACTGGACATACCAAGAACCAAAGTCGTAACCCTTATTAATGAATGGAAGGTCATGGCATCTGCCAACGACGCTATTCGTGCTCGTGCTAAAGAAGCACTTGCTGCTGCAGATACACACTATAGCAAACTTGTATCTCGCACATACGAAGTTATTGATGAGGCATCAATGACTAATAATCTTAGTGCAAAGACTGCTGCAATTAAACTTGTAATGGACATTGAGTCTAAAAGAATTGACATGCTACAAAAGGCTGGCCTTCTTGAGAACAAAGAACTTGCTGAAGAAATGATAGAGATTGAAAGAAGGCAAGAAGTTCTTGTGGGAATTCTTAGAGACATAGCGTCAGAACATCCTGAAGTAAGAGATATTATTATGCAGCGACTATCTGCTATTGCAAAGCAAAACGAAGTAGTAACGATTGTATCTGAATCAATTAGTGAGCAGTAATGTCAGACTTTGATGATTTTTTAGAAGTTCTTAAAAGCAATCACTTTGAAGAAACCCCAGTAAACGCAAAGACATTTGTTGAGTCTCCAGACTATCTTGGTCAGCCACCACTTTCAGATATTCAATATGACATTGTTGAGGCCATGAGCCAGATATATCGTAAAGAAGATTTGATAGACATAATGGGGCAAGAAGAAGGAACTCGTTATTATGAAAAATACACAAAGAATGAAATCATTCTGCAACTTGGCAAGGGATCTGGAAAAGACTTTACATCAACCGTAGCATGTTCATATATAGTATATAAACTATTGTGCCTTAAAGACCCTGCAAAGTATTTTGGTAAGCCCTCTGGAGATGCTATAGACCTTATCAATGTTGCTATTAACGCACAACAAGCAAAAAATGTTTTCTTTAAAGGTTTTAAATCTAAGATTGAAAAGTCCCCTTGGTTTGCTGGAAAGTATAATGCTAAGGCAGACTCAGTTGAGTTTGATAAATCAATTACTGTTTACTCTGGTCACTCAGAGCGTGAGTCACATGAGGGTTTGAACTTGTTACTTGCAGTGCTTGATGAGATTTCTGGTTTTGCATCTGAGGTTGGAACTGGAAATGAACAAGGAAAGACTGCAGACAACATCTACAAGGCTTTCCGTGGATCAGTAGATTCTCGTTTCCCAGACCTTGGAAAGGTTGTTTTACTTTCGTTCCCAAGATTTCCAGGCGACTTTATTTCAGAAAAGTATGATGCAGTGATTGCTGAAAAAGAATCAGTTGAAAAAACACACGAATTTATAATTAATCCATTACTTCCAGACACAGACCCAGATAATAAGTTTCAAATTTCGTGGGATGAAGATCATATAATCTCATACAAGTATCCAGGAGTGTTTGCACTAAAGAGACCTACATGGGAAGTAAATCCTACTCGCAAGATTGATGACTTTATGATTGCATTTATGACAGACCTTGGAGATGCAATGATGCGCTTTGCATGCGTACCAACTTTTGCTTCTGATGCATTTTTTAAGCAGGCAGAAAAAGTAAGAGCCTGTATGACATTAAGAAACCCAATAGATAACTTTAAAAGATTTGACGAATCATTTAAGCCAGACCCTACTAAAAAATATTATGTTCATGCTGACCTTGCACAAAAACATGATAAGTGTGCGGTAGCAATTGCACACGTAGAAAAATGGGTAAACATACAAGTCATTAATAACTATGAGCAGGTAGCACCTATTGTAGTAGTAGATGCAGTAGCATGGTGGGAGCCAAAGGTGGAAGGCCCAGTTAATCTCTCTGAGGTTAAACAATGGATCCAGAACCTCAGAAGGATAGGGTTTGATGTTGGAATGGTTTCCTTTGACCGTTGGCAATCATTTGATATTCAAAATGAATTAAAGCAGGTTGGAATGAGAACTGATACTGTTTCTGTTGCTAAGAAGCACTACGAAGATATGGCTATGCTTGTCTATGAGGAAAGGCTTGCCATGCCAGCCATAGATTTATTATTTGATGAACTAACCCAATTAAAGATTATGAGAAATGATAAAGTTGACCACCCCCGCAAAAAGTCAAAGGACTTGGCTGATGCTGTGTGTGGAGCAATATTTGGGGCAATATCACATACCCCAAAAAATACAGACACTGAGGTAGAGGTTCATACTTTTAGGGATAGACCTAAGCGAGTTGACGAACTACCTGAGAACGTGATACAATATAAACCTAGCCAGATAGAAGAAATAAAAGACTACCTGGACAGACTAAAAACACTATAAAACAAGGAGAAATAAATTAAATGAACTCATTTAAGAAAATCGCACTAGCCATGGTTGCAGCCATGACTTTGGGCACAATCGTAGCAACACCTGCAAGTGCTGCTGTAATGACAGTCGCTGTAGATCTTGCTGGAACGGCTAACACAACCGCTTCATCAATCTCAACACCTGCTTCATTGCCAGTACCTGCAGACAACACAGTTGACGCTGCAGACGCACTTAAGTTCGTCGCAACAGTTGACACAGGAACAGTAGTTTCTGTTGTAGCAACAAACGCAACAATCGTGTCTGCACTACACACAACCGCTGCACCAGTAACATCGGCATCTGGATCATCAAGTTTATCCATTGCGACTGGTACAGGAACAACAGCAACGTTTTATGTATATACTAAAACGACAGCAATTGGAACAGTTGTTATAACAAACCAAGGTACAACACTTACCTACTACGTACAGGGAACTGCTGGTAAGATTAATACTCTTACAGTATCTGCTCCTGCTTCAGGTGCTGCTGGAACAAAGCAAGACATTTTAGTTACAGCAACAGACGTATTTGGTAATAAGGTGTCTGCACCAACTACTGGTACGTCAATTACTGCAACAGTGTTTGCTGCAACAGCAACACTAGATTCTGCAACAGCAGTAACTGGTCTTACACTTTCAAATTTTGGAGTTGCAAAGTTTACTGCAACACTTCCAACAACTGGAACTCGTGCACTTGTTATGTTTGCTCCAACAACTGCTGGAGATGCAACAACTGCTGATGTAGTTGGTTTGCCAGCACGAGCACTTGCACCATATGCAGAAATCACAGTTCGTGATCTAGTATCAGAACTTGCTGCACAGACTGCTGCTAAGGATGCAGCACTTGCTGCAAAGGCTGCTTCAGATGCTGCACTTGTTAAGGCAACAGCAGAGCACACTGCTCTAATTGCTGCTAAGAATGCAGAACTTGCAAAGTTCAAGGACGACACAACAACAGCAGTTGCTCAGGCAAAGGCTGCTTCAGATAAGGCACTTGCAGATGCAAAGGTAGCATCAGATGCTGCTCTTGCTGCTAAGGATGCACAGATTGCTAAGTTGACTGCAGATAATGCAGCAGCACTTTCTTCTTTGAAGAAGTCATTCAATGCACTTGCTACAAAGTGGAACAAGAAGAATCCAAAGGCTAAGGTTACTTTAGTTAAGTAATTAGTCCAACACTAAAGGGGTTACCAATTACGGTAGCCCCTTTTTTGTGCAATAAAATGGTATAATCATCCTATCAGACATGTCGTCTGCAAGGGGGAAAGGTAATTAAACGACTACTAAGAATAGTAACAGCCACAGTTCTAGCCTTTGGCTGGCTACTTATAGCCCCCCAGGAAGCCCACTCTGATGATCCACTCACAGTAGCAGCCCAAGAAATACAGGAACTTAACGATAGCGTAGACGATCTTGGCTACAAGGATGAATTTATAGATCTTATAGAGATAGCAGAAAATAAGTTTGCCTCAGCCACAAATGCGAAGGAACTTAAAGATGATGCCTATGATGCCCACGAAGATGCAGTAGAAGCAGAAGCCACAGCCTTAGAAGCAAAGAACCTTGCCCAATCAAATGTGGATGGGCAGACAGCCACAGTAGCCTTGGCCCTTGAACATAAAAACAATGCTCTTGAAGAAAGAAACGATGCACAGGATGCTCTCAGCATAGCCAATATTAATGTTCAAACCACACAATCTAATATGCAGAGTGCTGGAGGAACAGGTTTGGCATACACTGTTTATACTCTTGTTAGGCAGGGTAATGTTGCTACCCCAGGATCTGTTCTTTGTTCTGGCACCTGGAACTCAAACTCTATGCAACTTCCAGTGTGCGGAAATAGATATGAAAACTTTATAGTTAAATTTACTGGACAGATAACAGTCCCTTCATGGTTTACACAAACCTACTTTGCAGGATATACGGATGATGGTTTTAGAATGTATGTTGACGGGCAACTTGCTGTTGATAACTGGGTAGAGCAAGGGACAACTTGGAGCGATTACTCTCCCGTATATGATGTTAGTGAAGACAAAACTTTAGATGTAGAAATATGGTGGTACAACGGAGGAGGCCCTGGATCCTACCTTCTTGGCTGGGGAATCCCTGGAGGATGGACTGGTGCAGGTTGTGACTATGCTGGAAATCCAAGAGTATGGGGACAAAATTTTAGTTGTAATCTTAATACATTTTCTTCTGGATCAGGACCAACTCAATCACAAATAAATGCTTACAATGATGCTGTTGCAGCACAGGCTATAGCACAAACAAACTATAACAATAAATTGGCAGTATACAATAACAAACTAAGCGTATACAACTCTGAGAATACAACACTGTCATCAATGAATCAGGTTTTGCAAACCAAGACACAGGAACATCTTGATGCCATTTCAGATACAGAAGATGCTTTAGACTTGAAGAATAGCAGAATAGAAATATATAATCAGTCAATAATTGATTTAAATAATGCTATTGGTGATGCATGGGATTATTATTATGAGCAGGCACAAAGAGAACTTAATGCTGCTATTGCTCAGGCAGCAGCCAATGCTGCAGCCAATCAGCCTACCCCAGAACCCACACCAGAACCTTCTCCAGAACCAACCGAAGAGCCAACAGATGAACCAACTCCAGAGCCTTCGCCAGATCCAACTGATGAGCCTACAGATGAACCAACGCCTGAACCTACCTCAGAGCCATCACCAGAGCCTACAGTAGACCCTACAGAAGAGCCTACACCTGAACCTACCCCAGAAGTTACCCCAGATCCAGAACCAACTGAAGAGCCAGTTGTAGAACCTACTGTAGAACCTACTCCAGAACCTTCACCAGAACCTGGACCAAATCCAGAGCCAGAAGATAATCCTTGGATTGAACCAGATGCAGAAATCAAAGATGAAGTATTGGCAGCCCTCATTCCTAAAAAGGGAACTGGAACTTCAGAAGATTTATCTGGAGTTATTGCTAACCTTACAAGCAAGGATAATAAGTTAGTTACTCTTTCCCCTGAACAAATCACAGCAGTTAGTCAAACGCTTAAAGCATTGACACAAGAAGCAAAGCAAGAGGTTGCAGAAGACCTTGGTATTAAGGCTTCAGAAGTTGCACAGATTGCTGAGCAGATGAAGTCTAACCCAGTACTTGCAGAAGCATTTGTTGAGTTCGCAGAAAGAGCAGGGGATGCAGGAGAAACCCCAATGCCATTTACATTAGCAGATGCAGTAACAGAAGTACAAACAGAAGCATTCTTAGCAGACCCACTTGGAGCAGTATTTGAAGTGGATGTTACAGAACTCCTATCTAATTTCTCTGAATTAGGTATGGATATGACAGACGATCAGAGAGAAAAGGCCCAAGAAGTCATTATCCCAGTAATCATTGTTTCACAGATTGCAAATGTAATGATTGGGATGAGGAGGTAATATGAAAATAATCAAAAAG